TTGACGCCGAAACGAAACTTGGGAGCCATGTCAGTCCTCCTGGGACGAGTAGTCGATGACCGTGAAGGTCACCTGTTCGGGGTAGTCGGGGCTGGCCTCCAGCACGCGTGGGTCTTCGCCGAAGGGAAAGAAGGTGTCTGCAATGGCGTTCACGACGGCTTCGAGGTCGGCGCTGCCGTTCCAATTGACGATTCGCACCGGCCAGTTCGCAATGCTGCCGAGGTAGGCACTGGTGTCCAGCTGGACTAGCTTGGGGGTCGAAGCTATGAGCACTTCCAGCCCGTCGACGATGGTGCCTTCCGGCCAGTCGCCCACGTTGATGGCCGGTGTTTCGCCGCCAGTCTGAAAGCGGGCGGTCCCGATCTGGATCTCTGCAGCGGTCAGCGCCTGAGCAATCTGTGTGCGGATAGTCAGGGCGCTCACAGCCGGACCCGCATGTGAGCCGCGAAGCGCTCAGGGAAGTTGAACTCCCGGACCGCGACCAGCGGAACGTTACGGGCGGGGAGGGAGGACGAGCGCTTTTTGAACACCGCCCCCAGGAACACGGCGGCGGCGTAGGAAACGCTCCACTCCAGCCGGGCATTCAGCGGCCCTTGAAGGTCGAGGGTCTGGCTGCCTTTTAGGTCGCCGGAGTCCACCACGTCGCGGGTGGCTCCGGCCACCTGGCCGTTGTGCCGCTTGGTGCTGTTGGGCCAGCGCCAAGTCGGGTCATCGAAGGTGGCCAGCGTGAAGCGGTCGAATTCCTCGACGGTTTCCTTGAAGGCCGCTTGGGCCGCGCGCTCCACCTTGGTGAAGTTGGTGCGGATCTCGACCGGCACGCTAGACCTGGGCGGCCCGGATGGTCTCCAGTCGGGCTTTTCCCACGCCGTCGACGGCGAGCAGGTCCTCGTCGGTGGCCTCCCGCACCGCGCCGAGCGTGCGGAAGCCGGCGGCGCGCAGCCGCTCGGCTTCCGGGAAGTCGTCCGGCAGCTGGACCTCAGCAACCGGCGCCTGCACCTGCACCTCAGCCTCCGGCACTTCCGGAAGCGTCGGGGTCAGGTGCACGAGCTCTTCGAGCTCCTGCCTTGCCTGGGCGACCGCCTCGTCGAACAGGCTCTGTTCGTTGTCGTAGGTGCCGTAATTCCGCGTGATCTTTCGGTTGTAGCGGCGGAACGGCTCGAGTGCCGCCTCAATGGCCGCACGGATCTTGTACCCTTCTCGGGCGTCCTCGGGCACCAGGTCCGGGTTGAGGGTCAGGTAGGCGATGTCGGCCCGGCTGGTGGGGTCGACGCGGATCTGCGCCGGCTCTTTCTGGGCCGCTTCATCAGTCACGATCACGCGCCGGAGGGCCTGCGGGATGGTCTGGTTCATGGGTTACCTCTCTCCGGCTTTCCAGACACCCAGGAAGGGTTCTCCATGGATGGCCGTCTGCACGGGGTCGTCGTCGGAGAAGGCGGTGCGGATCGTCAGCGTGCCGATCACGCCCTGGAGAGTGAGAGGCGAGGTGCTGCCCCAGTGGACCCCTGCCGGTCGGAACTGCGGCTGTCCTGGTACGCCCCAGCGGCCGAACAGCGGAACGCTCAGCGGATCGGCCCCGACGAGCTGCACCACCTTTGGATCGGTGACGGCCTCCAGGCGGGCGCTCACCGACAGTGGCACGCCTGGGCTGGGCTTCCGGTTACCAGTGGCCACGTCGGTGATCAGGGGACCGGGAGTGACAAATACCAAGGGATAACTGGCGATCCTGGCCGGGCTCACCAGTCGGCAGATACCGGGCGCGGTGCCGGTGAAGTCGCCGGTCTGGGCGTAGTGCTCGATGAAGAGCACACCGTCTTCCCAGAGGATCGACGCGGCCAGGCCCGCCCTGGCCGCGTCGAACGGAAGCTTTATCACGCGGACGTCCGGCGCGTCAGGCCTGGAGCGCAGCGAGCGGTTGAGCGTGCTGTCCACCTTGTTCGGGTCCTGGACGCTGAACCGGCAGTTGGTGCCGTCGCTCCAGGTGGCTTCGTGGCGGAAGCGCAGCGCATTCAGCTCCTCGTTGCCCTGCACCTGCTGCACCGCCGCCTTCACCTGATCGAGCAGGCTCACGGCTCCTCACGGCCCGTCAGTGACACCGGCCCGCCCAGGCGTTGGTACCCGGCGGGCCGGTTCTCGTCACCGAGGGCGAAGACCTGCGGAGCCGGACTGCGACCCGTCAACATGCCCGCCAGCGGCGGGCCGAACCGCCGGGCCTGCCCGGCTGCCAGGGCGACCTGACTGCGCAGGCCTGCGGCCTTGTTGGCGTACGTAACCGGGTTGAACTCGACGTCGAGTTCGCCCTCGATCTTGACCCGCTTGATGCTCGCCGCGCCGTCGATTACCCCGTCGAGGAGGTCGGCCGCCGCCAGCTGAAGGTTGCCCGCGTTGCGAGCGACCAGAGCTGTCAGCTCTTGGTCCTCGCTGGTGTCGACGGTATACAGGCCGAGCCAGAGCGCGTAGGCGCCTGCTCCGGCGAGTTGGCGCAGGTCGGTCTTCTGCTCCGCAGTCACGCCGGCCACCTCAGCTCTCCAGAGGGGTAGCCGATTCGAGCGGTGACTGATCCGGGGTGGATGGGGTGCTCTCTGACGGCTCGGGGGTCGCCAGCCCCGCGAGGATACGCTCGGCCAGCTTCTTCCCGATGCCCTCCAGCCGGATCAGGTTCTGGCCCGCCTGCTCGCCGCTCGCCAGCAGGCGCAGGCCCTCCTGGGTGGTGATGCCCACCGCTGCCAATTCCTTGCCGCCGATCTGGTTGTCAGCTAGCGGCTCGCCGGGGGTCTGGACCGCTTTCAGCACCAGCCTCAGCCAGTCCACCTGGGATTGCAGACCGCCAGTGCTCTTGGTCGCTTCGGTGGCCGCCGTGGTGGCCGTGGTCAGCTGCGTCACCAGATCTGCTCGAGCGGTCTCGGTCTCTTGCAGCTTCAGGGCCAGCAGTTCGGCCGCGTCGCCCCAGGTCAGGCTGCTCAGGGCCACCAGCACTGGCTCCTGATCGTCGGGGAAGAGCACCAGGGCTGCGAACTGCCCCAGCTCCAGCTCCAGGGTGCCCCTGGCAGCCTCGTCCGGTTCCTGGGTGCCCTGGTAGACCACCTCGGTCGGCTGGCCCTCGTGATCAACGAAGATCACCGTGCCGCCCGCGAGCAGCACCGCCGCGTATGCCCCGTCGGGCAGAGAGCGCTGGGTGCCTGCTGGCTTCTCGGCGATCTGGCCGAGGCTGACCATCTGGTGGTAACTGCGGCCCGGCTCGATTGGCACGTCCTCGCCGGGCTGAATGGTTCTGTCCCCGAGCCGGAGCTGCTTCAGGGCCACGTACTGTTTCTCGGACATCCTGCCTCCCTGAGAGGCGAGCGGGGAGAACCCGCTCGCTCGGTTACTGCGCGATCAGGTTCTGCCCGATCACTTCGCTGAAGAACATGCCCAGGTCCGGCGCGGTCGCCTTCATGTCGTAGGCGGTGTGAATCTGAATCCAGTCGGCCGGGGCGCGGTCGTCATAGCCGCGCCGGATGACGGCCAGGCCACTGGTGTTCTGGGCATCCTCGCGGGGGCCCTTCATGGCGTTGGTGATGCCGCGCCAGTTGAAGATGTACCCGGCGCTGGGGATCTCCTTGCTCGGGCGGGGCGCCACGAAGCCGAGCCACATCGAGTTCTCGTCGATGATGAAGTCGAAGTCGTCCGGCAGACCCTCGGCCGCGTTGTTGACCACGCCGCCGGCCACCATCACCTTGTCCACGTCGAAGAACTGCGCCATCAGGTCGAGGTCCACCACGCCCTTCTGCACGTACTTCACGCGGTCCACGAAGTCGGGCGCGAAGCTCAGGTAGTTGTAGACGTTCTCGCCGATGATCATGGTGTTCGGCTTGCGCCCGGTCAGCAGCTTCATGCGCGTCGCGCGGCTCCGGATGAACTGGGCGGGCATCGCGCCGGCCTGGTCCCACTGCAAGAAGTCGGCCGTGTCACCCGTAGTGCTGGGGTTGCTGCTGGTGCCGTGGTACTCGAACGACCAGACGCCGGTCCGGAAGAAGGTCTCGGCCCACTCCTTGTCCATGCTGAGCTTGGCGTTCAGCGTCAGGTAGTTCACCGCGCCCTCGAAGGGGGCCATTGGGTCGGGCGAGTTGGCGATGTCGGCCGGGTCGATGACCTTCTCGAGCGCGTTGTTCTCGCACCAGAAGCTGTCGTTCTTGGTCTTGTAGCTGCCCTGCACGGGCCGGTCGCCGTAGGCCTTCTTGCGCATCTCGGGACGCAGCAGACTGCCACGGTCCCAGACGCTGTAGCGCCCGCCCTGCTGGGTCACAGGGATGATCGGGAAGGTGTTGGGCGCCAGGAAGTCCTGGTCGGCCTGCAGGTCGGCGATGGCGATGTTGGTCAGGAAGGGATCGACGCGGCCGCCGCCGTAGGTGGCGGGCAGCGGCCCGCTGGTCTGGTTGTACGTGGTGTTCGTGGGTGCGGTCATGGTGGGCACGTCCTTTGAGGCGAGGGCGAAGAGCCGGGGAACGGACGCGGGCCGCCTGACAGTTCAGGCGGCCCGCTACGGTGTGTTGTCTTCAGGCGTGGCGCAGGCCACTCACCAGTTCGCAGGCGACGATCGCGCCCGCGGGGCCGGCCTCGGAGAAGCGGCAGAAGTAGGCCTCACCAGCGGCGGCCTTCGCGGCCACTCCAGGGGTCGCGCCGATCTTGCCGTAGTCGCCCGAGATGACCGGGACACTGACCTTGACCTTGCTGCGGCCCACGGTGTGGTAGGTGGTCGAGGTTCCAGCGGCGAAGCCGGGCAGCTCGATGATGCCGGCCACCGACTCGGTGGTATCGGCCAGGTCGATGCTGGGCACCTGGTTGCTGGTGGTGCGCTTGCAGGCTTTCCACTGGTGCGCGGTGAGGTCGCCGGCCGAGGGGCCGACGTCTTTCTGGAGGGGCTTGACGGTGGACATGGATGCACTCCTTGGGCGTCTTCTGGCGCCGGGTGAGAGGGCGGAGGGCCGGGCGCTTCAGCTCAGTTGCGTAGCGAGGCGTGATACCGATGCGCGAAGGTCGGGTCGGCGGCCATCACCTGCTTCTGGGCGTCGGCCAGGGTCAAGCGGGTATCCGCCGCCATCAGCGCCTTGGCGCGGGTGGTCAGTTCGGCATACACGTCGCCGCTCGCCTGAGCAGTGGCGCTGCCACGCTCGTTCATCAGGCCGGAAGCGGCCTGGGCGCCGACCTTCAGGGCGTTCTCGTAGGCCTCGTACTCGTCCTTGGTCAGCTTGTCGTGAGCGGCCCGCAGGGTAGCCGCGAAGGCCACCGGCTGGCCGAGGTCTCGGGCGCGGGCCTCGAAGTGTCCGGTCAGGCGGATGTCGCGCTCAGCGGCGGCAGCCTGTTCGGCGTTCTGGGCACGACCCTCGGCGGCCGTCACGCGACCGCTCAGGCCCTCGAAGGCGGCGCGCGCCTCGGGTGGCCAGGCGCTGGTATCGGGGGCCGCAGCGGCAGGCTGCTCGTCCTTGTCCAGGTGGGCAGCGAGCGCAGTGCTCTCCTCGGCAGTCAGGGCTTCACCCTTGGCGAGCTTGGCAGAAATGGCTTTCATGTTCATGGTCTGTGCCTCCTGGGCTGAGTGGGGCGAAGGGTCAGCGGGCGGCACGGAAACGCCCGCGCGGTCTTGCTCTGCGCGGGCGTCGTTGTCGTCTTGCTCGTCGTCTTTGGGGCCGTCGTCTGGGTCCGGCCCGGTGCCGGTCTCTGGCGGCGCAGCGTTGCCGGTCAGCTCGGCGAGCACCGTGCTGAGGCTGGCCACCCGGTCCACCAGTCCGGCGTCCACCGCGCCCTGGCCGACCCACACCTGTCCAGTGGCCCAGCGGGCGGCCACCGTCTCGACTGGCTTGCCGCGCCCGGAGGCGACGGCGGCCACGAACTGGGCGTGGATGCTGTCCACCAGGGCCTGACGCTCGGCCAGGGCCACGTCGGAGAGCGGCTCGGTGGATTGCCCCAGGGCTTTCTTCACGGCGCTGCGGATGTAGGTCACCACGATGCCCAGCTGGCCGTAGTAGCCGCTGATGTCGGTGTGACTGGTGATCACGCCGATGCTGCCGATGATCGCGGTGGGCGTCACGACGAGGGTGCTGGCCTGCGAGCAGATCCAGTAGGCGGCGCTGCACATCATGTCGCTGGCGACGGCCACCACCGGCTTCTTCGTGCGGGCGTAGGCGACCGCTTCGGCGGCCTCGACGGTGCCGGACACGGTGCCACCCGGACTGTCGACCCAGAGGACGATGCTGCTGATCGCCGGGTTGTCGGCCAGGTCGCGTACCTCGGCGGCGAACGCTTGCGGGCTGATGTAGCCGTAGGACTGGGCCCACCGGGGGGCGCGGGAGATGATCGAGCCGAGCAGGCTGACGATCGCCACCTGCTGGCCGGTGTTGATGACCGGCATGCGGTTGGTGGTCTCGGCCCGCAGCTCGGTCTCCTCGCGGGCCTCGGGTGGGGTGAGGGCGTGCCCGGCGTCCAGGGTCTGCCGGAGGCTGTCAAGCGCGTCGCGAGTGATGCCCCAAGCCTCGTGCGTCAGGGCTCGGGAGAGAAAGGTGAGGCTGGCGGTGGGCGAACGGGTGGGCATCATATAGACCTCCAAAGAAAATTGGCCCATAGGGCCAATTAGAAAAAATACCTATACAATCGTTTTTAAAACTCTATCTACCCCATCTATTAACTCCATGATCTCTTCCGGTGTGGGATCTCTGTCTTTGGAGTGAGCTGCCAGATTTCTTATGTCTGCGAGTCTTTGTAAACCTCTCCACTGAACGACATCAATTATTTTTGAATTCTTAAGCTCCTCAATATAGTCAGAAATAGTTGGATTTTTCTTAGCTAATCGAATTGCATGATTATCACTCACCTTTCCTAAATGTTTTTCAAGTAATACCCCAGCTATGGCTCCAGCTGCTCGAAAGTGTTTAGATTTATGAAGACCTCTGCATGTATCTAACTCGCTGTCGTATAGGTCTGCGGCTATGATAGTTTTCAAATCAATCAATACGTTATCTAACGTCGATTCTAGAGACATTAAGATGGTAAGCTGAATTTGAAATTTGGATAGCATGACTGAGCGTGCATTAAAGGCAGAAGGTCCTCCTCTATATTGATTTACTTGAAGGCCATTTAGGTAATCTTGAATTGTATATGTAGTAAAACTTATCTCTTTCCTTTTATTATCTAAATACATTTTGCAGAATTCTTCATATCTTGCGGGCATTATTTGTTTTACTAATTCTGAACTAAGAGTATAGAAATCTTGATACCCCATGAAAAACTTTGTGCGATCTTCTTTGTCGTCGGATACATGCTTTTGAAGTTCAAGGCCAGATTTTATCAAGCTTTCCAACGCGCTCTTCACCTTTCCTGATCGCTCATGAGTCATAGCTCAGACTAACGTTTCACGAGCTCGCGAGTAGGCAATAAAAAAGATTCAACTTAATTTTCCAAGCTTCCGGAGTCGCGCAAAGATCCTCAGAACGTGTGGTCGAAGGCCAGCGCCTGGTGCTGCCCGGGTGGCTGGCCGTCCTGTTGGGTGCCGTCTCCGCTGCCGGAGCCGGTCTGCACGGCAGGGTCTGGGTTGGCGGCGGTCTCGGCTCTCTTGGGAACGCCGAGCTTCTCGCGCAGCTCGGTCTCCAGGTTCTCGTCGTGGGTGATGCCGCCGCTGTTCAGCAGCCCGTTCAGCGAGTTGATCAGGCCCTTGAGGGCCGCGTCGGACAGGCCACCGTGTTCGAGGGTGGGCCACAGTTCGGGCGGCACGCCATTGAGCTGCATCAGGCCCGCCACCGCGAAGCGGTTGAAGGTGGCGGCCACTCCGTCGAGGATGCCCGCGCCCGCCAGTTCGAAGAGGTCGGTCAGGTCGGTGCTGAGCGCCAGGCTGCCCTTGCCGTCGATGCCGAGCATCAGGAAGCTGGCCAGCATCGTCACCGCCACGTCGCGCTTGTACCGGGTGATGATCGGGTTGACGTCGATCGGCGTGCTGCCGGGCGCACCGAGCAGGCTGAACTTGTAGCCGGTGTTCAGCTCAACCGGCTTGTTGGTGTCGGTCTTCGGATCGTAGACCGACTCGATGTAGGTGCTGCTGGGCACCACCACGACTGCCTGTTCGTCTCGGCGCAGCGCTTTGGCCTGCTCGACGATCAGATTCACTGCGGCCTTCTCTTCAGCCGTCGCCTCCGCACTAAGCATGCCGATCGGCACTTCGACCATCGGGATGCCGGCCAGGTTGCGCTCGACGCCAATCGCCTCGAACTCCTCCAGGCGCTTCTGAAAGTAGTACGGCCGCCGGGCGTTCTTGAGCAGGCTGCGCCCTTCCGGGTGATTGCCCGCCTCGGTGGTGCGGAAGTGCAGGGCGCGCTGAATGGGGATGAACACCTCTCCGCGTTCGGTGCTCTGCCACATGCCCTGGATGCCGCCGTCGCCGTCCATCGCCCAGCGACTGAGGGTGTTCTGCGGCCTCAGGCTCATCTTGCGCCAGCCGATCAGGTTGTCCGAGTACCGGCTGCGGTACCGGGCGTCGGTTTCCCCCGGCCCGCGACGGTACTTGTAGATCACCTCGAAGTAGCTCCAGCCGAAGGGCAGCATGGTGAGCACCTCGGCGATCAGGCCGGGGAAGGTGTGGCTCATATCCTCACGGCACTGGTCAAGGAAGCTGGCCCAGTACTTGGCCCGCGCCTCCGTCCAGGTGCCCTTCGGCCCGTCCGGCTTCTCGGCTGGCCTGGAGGTCCAGGTGACGCGGCGGAAGAAGCTCTCCAGGGCGAAGAAGCTGCCGCCGACCACGCTGCTGTTGTCGCGCAGCTCGGTGTACTGGTCGATAGCGCTGCGGCCGAACTCCGGCAGCTCCCGGTCGTACCAGGCACCACCATTGCCGGTGGTGCCGATGATGTTCAGGTCAATCTTCATACGTCACCTCCTGG